GTCGAAGGGGATTCGGCTATGGGCTTTCTTTTAAAGGTAAGAGATCCCAATAAGGTCGGCGCCTTTCCGTTGAGAGGGGTTATTATGAACACGTGGGATATGAAACCAGCCGATGTTCTGAAAAATAAAGAACTTAGTGAATTGGTTGCTGTTCTTGGCTTGGACATTAATGATCCAGACAGTGTAGATAATGCAACTTATAAACACATTGCAACATTGACTGATGCTGACCATGATGGTATTGGACACATTAGTCCTCTGCTGATCGCTTTCTTCTACAAGTTTTGGCCACGACTTTTAACTGAACATCGTGTACGAATTACTCGTACTCCGATTATGATATCTACCTTTAAAGATAAAATAGAGTGGTTCTATACATACGAAGACGCTTCTGAGTTTAAGAAAACAAACACAAATTGGAAGCATCGTTATATCAAAGGCCTTGGCTCACTCACAGAAGATGAGTACGACGTAATTATTAATCAACCAAAGTATGATACTGTTTCTGTAGACGACGCTGGTCTTTTCCAAATGATGTTTGGTAGAGATGCTCAGTTACGTAAAGACTTCATGTTCGCCTAAAATAAATGAACAAAACAGTTGACAAACACCGTTTGATTTGATATAATATACTTTTAACTTAATAAGGAATGATTATGACTGTACAATTCAAATACACTGACGACGGAAGATACTATGGAATGCCAAAGGATTCTACTGTAGTATGGAAACCCACTATATATCCGGCTGACAAGTTTGACTACGATAAAATTAAAGCAAGAGTAGCGGACATGAAAGAAAAAGGAAATAAGAAGGGTCTAGAAACAATGAAACGAAACTTCGAAAGAGTAATTAAAGATAACCCTGGCGTGTTCGATCATTTTGCAGAGTTGTTAAATTAAATGAACAAAGGGGTTGACAAATACCTTTTGATTTGATATAATATACTTTTAACTGGAAAAAAATAAATTTATGAGCGACTTAACATCTTACATATCTGACGACAATAGGTACTATCCTTTGTCCGATGTTGCTGGTAGAGAATGGAAGAGCTTTGCTATGTACACCGTTGAGAATCGAGCGATCCCAAATATGATCGACGGTCTTAAACCTGTACAAAGGTTCTACCTCTACTCAAGCATTCAAAATACTAAACGTGATTTTAAGAAAGTATCAGCAGTATCTGGTATTATTTCTGACTACGGTTATAATCACGGTGAAGGTTCAGCAGCTGGTTCAGGTCAGCTTATGGCAGCAACGTGGAATAACAACATTTGTCTTGTTGAAGGTAGAGGATCATTTGGTACTCGACTTATTCAAGATGCTGGTGCTCCTCGTTATGTTTACAGTAAACTCTCATCTAATTTTGAAAAGTATATTAAAGACGTAGACTTGAGTCCTGTACATGAAGATCCAGAGCATGAGCCACCTGCGTTTTACTTACCAGTAATTCCATTGGTTCTTGTTAATGGTACTAAAGGTATTGCTACTGGTTTCGCTACTAATATTCTTCCACATTGTCCTAACAGCATTGCTGAAGCTTGTGAAGAATACATACGAACTAAGAAAATTAAAAACAATATCGACATTAAATTCCCTGAGTTTAAAGGTACTGTAGAAAAAGATCCTATCGAGCCTAAGCGATACACTGTTATTGGTGTTTATCAGAAGCCTTCTAAGACTACTTTAAATATTACCGAAGTACCTTATGGGCTAGACAGAGAAGGGTACGTGAAGGTACTAGATAAACTCGAGGACGACGGAGATATAGTATCTTATGAAGATTGTTGTGATAAGAGTGGCTTTAACTTCCACGTAAAACTCAAGCTTGCATCTTCAGCCAAATGGAATCACAAACAAATACTTGCTAAGTTTAAGCTAACAAGAGTACTTAGTCAAAACTGTACTGTGATCGATCAAGACGGAAAGCTAAGAGAATATGATGATGTTCGTAATCTCATTGCTGACTTCTGTGATTATCGTTACGGTGTACTTGACCAACGAATCAATAGAAACATTGAGAACTATAACTCTGAACTGACTTGGCTTAAGATTAAGATGCAATTTATTAATGCAGTACTTAATGATAAGATTGTCTTTAAGGGTAAGAACAAGAAAAATATCAGCGAACAAATTTTAAGTAATACTGAAGCAACTCAAGAACACTGTAACCGTTTACTTGGTATACCGTTTTCTAATCTAACTACAGAAGAGATTGCAAATCTTGAGAAGCAAATCGCTCAAGCTGAAAAGGATCTGACTTTCTGGGAGAAAACAACCTCTAAGAAACAGTTCTTAAGTGATTTAAAAATTATATAATGGAGCAATAAAATGAAATACAAATCTGAGTTTATGAAAAGCCTTGGCCAATATGTTTATGCATATAGTGCTGAAGGTGATTTACGAGAATCTATACTTAATAACACAGTACACTATAGTGGTGTAGGTGTTAAGAACAGATGCTTAGACCATACTAAAGAAGAAAGTATGGGTGGTAAAGATTATGATCCAGACAATTTGTTTATCATTGCTCACAGTTTAGAGAAATACGCCGAGACAACAAAGGTGCACGAAATTGCATCCTTTGCGATTGAGGCACTTACGATCGCTTTAACGAATCCGAAAGACAATAAAGTCAAAGGTCGTTATGGCGAACTAATGGTACTCCAACCAATAACTGAAATATTTAACGAATGGCAGCTTGGAGAAATTGATCCTGTAGCAGAAGGATTTAAGTTCTATGAAAAGTATCCAGAGCTTAGGTCAGTTACTACTGGTACCAAATCAAATAGTGAAGGCACTGAGTTCTCAACAAGACGTATTGAAGGTACAGAGTATAAGCTTTGTGTTACCTACGGTGTTGACTCTGCTGATGCTCACGTTAAAGTAAACTTCAGTAAGAAATACAAAGGGAAAGAGCAAGCAGAACTCTTTGAATTATGGGCCAAACAAAATAAAGATCAGCACATTGAAGCTTCAGCTGCTCAAGGCGAATACATGATAACTAATTTTGAGTCTGCTGAAGATGCTAAAGATTATTACGTAGAAGCTGCAGCATTCTAATGAAGAAATACTGGAGACTTTGGGCAAAAGCTATTGGCGAAAAAGAAGGCTCATCTGATAAAGAAGCAGATATGATAGCATTAATACGAACTGTTATTGTTCTTGTTAATTTTATCACCTGCTTCTTTATTATAGCTGGTAACATACACAACTGGTAATTCTACCAATTCTTAATATACAACATAAAGCTTTTTGGCATTAGTTCGGCGAACTGATCGCTTTGAATCTTTTCAATATACGTATCGTTTTGAACATAAACTCTACCTAGTGCAATCATTGGATTTAACACAGTATCTCGCCACTCTCTGAATTTATCTATACTACCATACTGAGCATCTAAATGGCAACGTACTGCTATATGGCGAACCTTAGTTCCTAGAAAATCAAACATATCTCTGTGTAAGATATTGTATTCTGCACCAGCTGCGTTAATTTTTAAGAAGTCAATTTGTTCGACATCAAAATCTACACAGAATTCTAATAAGCTCATTAGCTTTACTTCATTATTACCATATACGTTGGATAGATCAATATCAGTACGGCCGACTGCTGCGTTGATTGGAACGACTCTTGGTAATTCGTTGTTACCTATAATATAATCGGACACATTCTTGACCGCAGTTTTTAAAAGCTTCTTACTTGGTTCGATCATATAAACTTTCTTAGCACCAGCGTCTAAAGCTTTAGCTGAGAACATTCCTACACTAGCGCCAATGTCAACTACGACATCATCAGGTAAAACCTCGTACCACCAGTCGTAATCTTTAGAGACGAAAAATATGTTATGAAGATTAGTTACTTCATTGATTGAGAGGTCTGCAGTGTCGACTTCAAAGTTGAAAGATTTGGGATTAAACATGTTATAGTCACCTTTTTAATAAATAAGCGTATACATCAAATTAAAGGTATACATTATGATTAATAACTATTTATCTGCTGGTGGCTTTAAAATCCAAGTCAAAAGGTTGCCCCACGTAGAATTCTTTTCTAATAAGGTTCTATTACCTTCAGTAACTACAAACGCTGTTAAGAGCGAGACGCCACTGCGTTCTTTTTATAGTGTTGGTGATCACATTTCTTATGCTGATTTAGATTTGACTTTCATCGTAGACGAGAACATGAGCAACTATATTGAAATCTATAGTTGGTTAAGAGCCTTTGGTACTCCAGAAACTTTAGAGTCATATGATAAACTAAATAAAAGTATTGATGGTCTGACTTCAGATATCTCTGTCGTAATTCTAAACTCACAGAAAAATCCAAATATTGAAGCTACGTTCACAAATTGTTTCCCTGTTGGTATTACACCAGTAAGTTTAGACTTAAGTAATGCTGACGTTAGTTATGTTGAAGCAACAGTAACCATACGATACGACCAATTTGATATTAAGCAATTATCATAAAGGGGTTGACAAATACCACAAAACGTGATATAATTAACCTTTATAGATAACAAGCGAGTATATAATGGACACAAATGATATTGCCTCTCTATGGGCAGCTGATTCAGCAATAGACGAAACAAATCTAGTTGGTGAATCTAAAAGAATTCCTCAATTACACAGCAAGTACTACAACCTTTTCTATAGGGAAGTGCTACGTGTTAAAAAATTAAAAGCCGAATATAAAGAGCTTGAGCGTCTTAAGCGTGAATACTATGACGGAAGTATGGCTGAAGAAGATTTAAAAGATAATGGTTGGAAGCCTTTTCGTTTAAAAGTATTACGTCAAGATGTAGACAAATATATTCAATCAGACAAAGATATTATTAAGCTTAGTTTAACGATTGATTACCACTCAGCAAATTCAAATTATCTTGAAGATATTATTAGAACAATTCACAGCCGTAATTTTATCATTAAGAATATGATTGATATGCTTAAATTCCAATCAGGAGACTATTAATAAATAGGAATATACAATGAATAAAGGTGAACGATCAGTGTGGGATAAACTTTTAGAATGGGGCTGGAAACTAGAGTCTAACCGTCAGTGGGAAGATACACAAGCTACCCTTACTGAACAAGCTCTTGACCGTGCTGCAGAAGCAGAACCAAAGGTCATTGATGTAATGGCTGATGATACAGACCCAAACGAAGTTACTATCGAAAACGCATACAAAACAAGATGGATATGGTATCATACTATATTAGCGATCGGCATCTTTTTCACAAATATTCTACTAACTGCAATACTTGTAATATTGGCGGTTAAACTATAATGAGCGAACAGATAACGATCGAGCCGATTAATTCGGTTCATATGAAAATTGTCGCAGACAGTGGCACACTCATGGAATTATCTGAGCACTTTAGTTTTAGGCCTGAAGGTTATCAATTCGTTCCTGCTTATAAGAATAGAATGTGGGATGGTATTATTAGACTATTCCAACCTATGAGACCAACTATCTACGTTGGCCTTTACCCACACATTAAAAAATTCTGTGACGATCGTGGATATTTCTTATCTGCTCCAGATCATATAGGATTAGACGAGGATTTTGATGATGACTACCCTGTACAACTCGCTAAAGAAATCAATTGTAAATTTCTACCAAGAGACTATCAAAACGACTATGTCCTTAACGCTTTGCGTAAGCGTAGATCTTTATCTCTATCACCGACATCATCTGGTAAGTCTTTAATAATCTATTTGATTCAACAACACTACTTCCAAGCTTTTGGCCATCGTACATTAATTATCGTTCCAACTATCTCATTAGTACATCAAATGAAAGGTGACTTCGTAGATTATGGTTGTGACGAAAACGATATCTATACTATTCAAGGCGGTGTTGATAAAAACACAAGCTCACCGATTGTTATCTCAACATGGCAGTCACTAGTAAAATTAGGAAAAGATTGGTTCGACCAATTTGCAGTTGTACTTGGAGATGAAGCACATACGTTTCAATCTAAAAGTTTAACTACTATTATGGAAAAGTTAACAGACTGTGAGTATCGTCATGGATTTACTGGTACACTGAAATCAGCTGAAAGTAAAACACATCGGCTTGTATTAGAAGGTTG